ACCACTCGTTCTGGTTATGGTAGCTCTGATGTTGACCTTACTGACACTTCTGAGTCCTTTGGTCTCCCTGCTACTGCTGATCTTATGTTTGCCCTTATTAGCACTGAGGAACTTGAACAGATTGGACAGATAATGGTGAAACAATTAAAGAACAGATACAATGATACTGTAGTCAATAAGAGATTTGTGATTGGAATTGATCGTTCCAAGATGCGTCTTTATGATTGTGAACAGTCAGCACAAGATAATATACTTGACTCTGGACAGGAAGAAGAGTATAATAACGAGGATAGACCGAAGAAATCATTTGAGGGATTTAAGTTTTCATGACCGTAAATACTGACGCATATCTTGAGTTTGTGAATGCCGTCACATCTCAACCCAGTCAAGATGCCGATGCCTTTGAGTATCGTATTCAAGAACTTCGTGGAGAAGGATTTGAAACACATCGACTTCTCACTGCCTCTGTTGGTATGTGTGCCGAAGCAGGTGAGTTTACCGAGATTGTAAAGAAGATTATTTTTCAGGGTAAACCAGTCACTGAAGAGAATCTGTTTCATATGAAGCGTGAACTTGGTGATATTATGTGGTATGTTGCACAGGCATGTATGGGTCTCAATATTTCTCTTGATGATATCATTGAGATGAATGTTGATAAACTCAAGTCACGATATCCTGGTGGTGAGTTTGATGTCCATCATTCTGAAAACCGTGTTGAGGGAGACCTGTGATGGAATTTTTTTTCATATTCCTTATACTTGGATGGATATTGAACACTGTCCATAAAATTGAGAAGAAACTAGAAGATGAGTAGTGCAGTAAGGAAGGTGATGTGTAATGGAATTGATTGATTACTTTGTATGTTCTACAATTGGAGGGATGGCATACATTGTTTATGATTCTCTTCGTAAAAAATTTATACATCTTGAGAATAGTATTAGTAAATTTGAGAAAAATTTAAAAATGCAAAATGCCAATATAGATAGGATAGACATGAGTCAGGACGTACTGCATGAACATAGAGAATTTTTTGAGTTTGAAATCACAAAAATTTACAATAAACTAGAACAAATCAATAAGGAGCAATGGAACAATGAGTGAAAAAATAACATTAGAACTATCTGTCTATCAGGCAGCAGTAGTTCGTCAGTCATTATTTACTGATACGAAAGGATATACTTATGATCCTACATGTTGTCCGCAACGTGTGATTGATATTCGTCAAGCAATTGTAAGTCTTGATGAGCAAATCGAAGAGGCACTTAAGGAAGAATAATGTATACAATTCTCAACTATCTTATATCATTCTGGACGGTAGTTGTGATGAATTGTATACAACCTGTGAACTGGAAATATTGTTATCGGATTGACCAATGGTTAGTTCCTGATATTCAAGAAGGATGGAAACATTATACTGGTGAGATAGTTCCATATCAAAAAGAGAAGGACTATCTTAAGGAGTTTGAGTCTCCTTAACCCCATAAATAAAAATAAAAATGAATTTTGGGGAAGACGTTTATAATATAATAACTTCATTTAGAGATTTTGATGTAACTGTTAAGTCGGCATCTTCTAAAAGCACTACCTTTATCGTAAAAGGTCCAGATAGAGCATCAATGCAAAAAAAGGTTGAAGATTCTTTTAAAAAATCTAGAATACCTAATAATAAAATTACAAGACAGAAAATAGGAGCTTCTTCCTTTCCTGCTACTGTTGTGAATCTGACCAATGATAAAATGGTCATACTTTATAAACCTATTAGGGCAGGAGCAGATAGGGGAGCAGTTCAAACTAGAAATGTCGAATCTGCACAATGCTTATATTCGGCATTAGCATTTCGTTCTTTAGGTAGAAAAATAAAAGTAGAAGATGTATCAACATCAAATTTTGAAAAATGTAAAAGTTTTATTGATGTTGATGCAAAATTTGAAGACATGTTAAATATTTCAGAGGATTGGATTAATTCATCTATTGAAGGTGCGAATGAATTATATACAAAGGTTGATAAGAATATAAGTTGGACTTTTCATAGAGGCAGTAAAAAGGTTTCCCTTATAGAATCTAAGTTAAAAGAATTAAATAGGAAAGAAAAATTATTCAGTAATATTAATAAGTGGAGTCCTGCAGATTTTTATCTTGTTTCAAATAAAATGTCTGAAGCAGATTGGAAGATGATAGAGAATGCAGCAACAATAAAAGGATTGAATCAGTTGATGGTAGATCTTATTGGGGAGAAAAAATTAATAGGAGTTTCTCTCAAAAAAATATCAAAAACTGCAAAACCATTTAAATATTACAATCTGACTAAAGACAGGAATGCAGGAGATATTCAATATGTAAAAACTATTGTATTTAAAAAAGCAGATAATCCATTGAGTGCAATGGATACTTTTACTATTTGGAAACCTGGTGGTAAATTTGAAATCCAATGGAGATCTGATTCTGGTGGTCCATCAGGATGGAAAGGAGAAATTCAAGGAAGTTCTGCTAATCAAGGAAAAATTTCTTTTGGTCCATTGAATAAAATGTTGAAATCTATGGGTCTTCCTGAAATACCAAACTATACAAACAGTCCTAAATTGAATGATGAAAAACTCATTAGAGAAATATATAATGACATTCAAGATATTCAAAAAATGAATATGACTGAAGATGAGTTTCTTGCTCAGGTAAAGGGCAAAGATGATAAATGGAAATATGCTAAATTTACTGGTGTAAAATTTGCTAAGATACTTGAATCTCAGCCAAGAAAAGTTCAGAATAAAATTGTTCAAGAGATGTATTTTTATGCCAACTCACAGTCTCCAGATTCTGGACCCTATGGCAAAATAGAATAATGAACCCACAAGTTAAAGAGTTATTACAATCCTTTGAAACGGACTCAAAGGCACCCAAAAGGAAGTATAATGACTTTCTAGCATACGTCTATGTGACCTTTGATAAAAAAATCTCATCAAGCAAGGCAGATAAGATTATAGATAAATATATAAAAATGAGGAATAGTATCCTCAGTTACATTGTTACAAACGAAAAATCTATAATTAAACAACTGAACAAGTAATGAAGAGTTTCTTCCAATTTTTATTTGAGAACAGTGCATCGCAACAGGCCGCAAGATTGGGTCTGAAAGGTGATGGACATGGTGGATGGTATGATAATAAAGGGGAGTTTGTTGCGAAGACAGAGAAAGGATCTCTAAAGTTTTATAATAAGAGACAGAGAGTAGGGCAACAGGATCCTCCATCAACCGATAAAGAAAAGAAACTTTCACAAACAACATACGAAAAAGAACCGGCACAAGAACCAACTCAACAAAAAGCAGCAGCACCAGAACAACCTGCCGCACAAGATGCTCCCGCACAAGAAGGACCGCCAGCAGTAGAAAAAACAAAGGGAACACTGACAGTTACATTTGGTCGTTTTAATCCACCAACAACAGGACACGAAAAACTATTAGATAAGGTTGCCGCAAGTTCTGATGAAGGTGATTATATTATTGTACCTTCACGCAGTCAGAATAAGAAAAAGAATCCATTAGATCCTGATACAAAGGTTTCAGTAATGAGACAGATGTATCCGACTCATAGTGAGAAGATTGTAAATGATCCTGCAAATAGAACAATCTTTGATGTTCTGAAGAAGGCACATAATGATGGATATACAAATGTAAGAATTGTTGGTGGTGGAGATAGAGTTCAGGAATTTGAGAGATTATCGAATGACTATAATGGAAAACTTTATGCCTTTGATAATGTAGAGGTTCTTTCTGCGGGTGATAGAGATCCTGATGCAGAAGGAACAGAAGGAATGTCTGCATCAAAGCAAAGAAAAGCAGCAGCAGAAGGAGACTTTGCAGCATTCCGTAAAGGTATTCCTTCTACGATGAATAGTAAGCAAACAAAAGACCTTTATAATACTCTTCGTGCTGCGATGGAAATTAAAGAGGGGTGGAATATGTGGGAGATTGCTCCTAAGTTTGATTGGAAAAGTCTTCGTGAAAACTTTATCAAAAAGAAAGTTTATACTGTAGGTAGTATAGTAGAAAATCTCAATACAGGATTAGTTGGTAAGATTATTCGTCGTGGAACTAACTACCTGATTTGTGTCACCGAAGACAACATTATGTTTAAGTCCTGGATTAAAGATGTGTCCGAAGACATTACAAATAACGATACACCTTCCGGTGTTCCTGCCGATCAAAGACTTGTAGGAACTGATGCTCATAGAAAGTATGTGGAGAAAATGGTTCCCGGAAGTGAATGGGGCAAACAATTTATAAATAAATATAGAAAAAAGTAAGAGTTATTAGATCTTCCGATGAGTAATAAAGTATTTGAAGAAGCTCCTCAGACACCTCAACCTTCTGGTGGTGCAGTAGATAAAGTAAGAAAGGCTGCGAGACAACTTGCCTATGATACTCGTTATAA